GATGTATGGTTCTCTCAATATAAATACATAATCGATATTGGTACGAAGATTTGGGGGAATACCCAATGGATATTGCATAGTAATAATGAGCATAATTTTCCAGTGTCGTCCATTCATGAACAATAACCGCATCATTTTATCTTTCGTCCAGCCGGCATCATATAAACAGTCATCTAATATTACAAAGGCTCTAGGGTCTAATTTGGATCTTTTATATGCTTCTACGTCTTTTTTTATTTGTCTTAATACTGTTTTTTGCCTCTTTAAAATATTTTCTATAATAGCGGTATTATATTCATCGTGGATAAATAGCCTGGGAACGTGTGAGGAATAGAATCCATTTCCTGCCTCGGTGCCTGATATAACAGTCCCGATAGGTATATCTTGATGATAATATAACACGTCCCTCACTAAATATGATTTACCGGTATCTCTCCTACCAATTAAAACAATTACGGGACCCTTATTTTCGTCAGGTTTAAATTCAATGTTTTTCATGTTAAATTTTTTTAATTCTAACGTCATATATTAGAGATAGTTTATCCTAAGTAAATATAAACGCTATGATATTTAACATATTAGATAAGTTTGGATATAAAATTAATTTTACAAGGCACATTTAATGATGCTTAATATTAACTATAGGAAAAATAAATCCAATTTTCAAGGAGAAAAGAAAATTATAGAATGTAAGAATATTCAAAATTATAACCCCATATATAATGAATTATTTAAAACTTCCAAAGACAATTTTAACGATTTTCAGCTAAATTATAAATGGAATACTACCGAAATTATTAGTAGGGTCAATCATAATGTAGTAAAAGTAATCTTAGAGAATGACAAAACTACAAAAGAAGCCGACATTTTTATTAAATATTCACCTCTACTTGATCCTATTAAATATTTAGCCGGAAAATATGAAGATACCTTATTTAACCTGCCTTCCCTGGAAGAAAATGCTTCTGTACATCCTAAATTAATAAATTACCATAATAATGCCTATATAGATGGGTTTTTTTCATATATAACCTCCATGCTATTAAATGATAAAGGGTTTGTTCACGGTGTAAATTTTCATGGCTCCTATTTAGCAAATCAAAATGACTTTAGAGTTAATATATTTGATGATTTTGATTATTTATGTTCAAATAGTTACTTTATAAAACATATGGACACTTACCTACAAAATGATAATCTACCAGTGGTTAAAAAACCCAGTTTAACTATAAACGATGACGCTGTATTATTAAATGATATAATTCCGATTACGGTTATGAAAGAGGTATCTTCAAATGAACCGATTTCCACCTTGGACGAAATTAAATTAGAAGTAGATAATCCCGAAAGTATCCGTATTCATAAAAAAGAATCAAGTGACGAGGAAGACTCTAGCGATGAGGAGATTACGGATAATGAAGTGGATGTAAGTGCTGGGTCGGACACGGGGACAGGATCGGAAACTGGATCGGAAACAGGATCGGAGACGGGGTCGGAGTATGATGAAGAAGAGATATTCGCATATATTAAGGACTTTCCTGTGCACGTAATATGTTTAGAGAAGTGTGTTAATACCCTGGATGCTTATATGATGATGCAAACAATGTCAGAGGATGAATGGACCTCCGTATTAATGCAAATAATAATGACGTTATTAATGTATCAAAAATGTTTTGATTTCACGCATAATGATTTACATACAAATAATGTCATGTATTGTGAGACGCCTAAAGAGTACTTATATTATCATTTTAATTCCACCTATTATAAAGTGCCTACGTTTGGTAAAATATGGAAAATCATCGATTTTGGAAGGTCTATTTATACGGTCAATAATAATACTTATGCTAGTGATAGTTTTTTCCCGGATGAAGATGCATACTCACAATATAATTGTGAGCCGTTTTTCAACCCGAATAAAAAGAAGATAGAGCCAAATAATAGTTTTGATTTGTGTAGATTAGCGTGTTCCTTATATGATTATTTTATTGATGATGAACAAGAAATTTTAGACCCTATACAATTATTGGTTACCGAGTGGTGTTCGGATGATAAGGGTAAAAATATATTGTACAAAAGAAATGGCGACGAAAGATATCCAGAATTTAAATTATATAAAATGATTGCGCGTATTGTTCATAAGCATTCTCCGGAAGCGCAATTAGAGAGAGATTTATTCAAACAATATATTGTTCCAAAAAAGAAAATTCGTAAAAATAATAATCTAATGTATATTATATAATGGTAGAATTTATAATTACAACTTTGTCTGGCGACAGGATATGTACCGTTTCTGCAAAGTCTAAAGACTGCATTTCATCGCGTTTACACGTTGGAATTGGTCTGGCTGGGGAAAAAGTTCTAATTCAGTATGACCCGGAGAAGCATAATATCGTGAACGATCCATTTACTTTTGATGTTACGGATGAGGCTACGTTATATGAATGTTTATATGATTCGTCGACCGTGCCGAGAATGTGTGTATTACATAACACAGTTACTTTATCAGTCGACGGCTCTTTTGTTCAAGATGCTTACGACAATTATTACGGTTCGGGCAGAGGGAAACACGTCACAACCGCTGCCGGGATAGACTCAACTGAAGCTTCGGGTAGTCACATCCAGGATTGGAACATTCTTGCTCCGAATTGCACTCTGAGTAATTGTAACCTAGAGGGAGATCTATCTGTCTGCTGCACAGATCTAAACCAAATTTCCTGCCGTACCTGTGTAAGGAATAAATTGGGTTTAGATTCAAGTGCCTCCAATTATTTGAGTGCACCAGCACCAATCTCCTTAATTAGGGCGGCAGGAAATTTCTCGGTTAGTAAAATACACTTTAAGGATTTAAGCAACTACTATAATGCTGATGCTATGAATATCACTCTTATAGAGTATATTGAGACAAAATCAGACTCAGATTCTGGGACAGCATTTGAATTTGAGGTGAGCGGTTGTACTTTTACAAATATTAAGGGTTACGATCATATTATTAAAGTATCCCCCTCACACGAAATCATGGGTGACGTAATAACGAAAATAACTAACAGCTATTTTAATGGTAATACATCCTATAGACCCGGAGTAGCAATATTTCATGATAGCGTAAATACCCTCCAAATAACCGATAGTTCATTTATTAACAACATATATCATACACCACCAGATCAACATAACGACAGCGATCAAGATGCATGTCAATGGCTTCGCTATCTCGGTGGCGGCGCCATTTATACTAAATCACTGACTATAAGATTAGAAGGGAGCGGGGTAAAGTTTTCTAATAATGAGTCAGATACCGCCGGTGGAGCTATTTACATAGACGGCTATAGCTGCGAAGGAGTCCCCTCGGGTACCCATATAGTCATCGGTGGCCCTGATGATGATGAGAACGATGACGCCGCCAGGTTTAGTGATAATAGGGCAATACACCGGGGTGGAGCAATATATTCAACCAATTATATTTCTACCGTTGGTTGGGGTGCTAGCGATGCCGGAATCAGATTGCTGGGCATACTCCACTTTACAGGAAATAGCGCCAATATGGGGGGGGCTATTTATACTGCGGGGATAAAAATTGACGGCAAAACGTATTTCAATGATAATTTTACGATAACGAATAAGGGAGGACAGTCTCCTCATGGAGGAGCCATCGCGAGCATTACGGAAAACTTCTTGCAGGATGTAAGCGGCGATAAGTTAAATAACGTCACTTTTAAAAATAACTACACGGCTTTATCCGGTAATGGCGGGGCCCTTTATCATCAGTCGAATGCCCATGCCCATCGTCTACCTGAACATGAAGACGCTGTCATAGTGTTAGATTCTTGCCATTTTAAGTCAAATTATAACATTTCAGGCGATGGGGGTGCAATATATATTGCAGGACCGGATTTAGGTATCTATCCAAACAAGGGGTACTCAACGTTTAGGCAAGTGCGAGTAAAGCAGCTTATGGGAAATGCCAAATTTGAGTACAATGGCGTTTCGGGTGAACCGTCTGATACTACTACTTGCACTGAGGTGAGCAATAATATTCTAACTCTCAATGGAGGAGCGATATCGTCTAATGAATATTTTATTTTGAGAGGCCTAGAAGGAGACAGCCAGACGGTCGAAGAGGAAGGATTTGTGTTCAACTACAATAGGTGCCGGCAACAGGGGGGAGGGGTTCATTTCTCTCAAGAGCATACCTCTTGGGCCGTCCAAATGGGTGGACTTATCGAGTTTAAAAGTAACACTGCCGGGGTGGATGTGGATGAGACCTTCAATAACATCAATCGAGGTAACGATGTATATTCCAATAACGGAGTTCTGATTCAGCCCAATGATGTACCCGATTTGAACGGGGAAACTATCTCTACCACGTCGCTTACATTTCCTACTGAAAATTGCATGAGAGAAAGTTGCTATCCGACGGACGCATCCTGCTTGTATGCGTTTATTTCCGTAATGCCGGCGGAAACAGCCATTCCTAAGGGTACGATTCAGAACGATAGCAGACAAAGCGTTACCCTGTCGGGTTGCATAGCAAATGACCTCGATTCCGATCCTAATACAAATAATATGTGTAATCTACCGAGATTCGGGTATGTGCATACTTTTGTGCCTGCTGGCTTAGGTACAATTAACAATCTCACTGGAGATGACCTCAATATTATTTTTAAAGGAGTATCTGGTGATTATACGCACGGTGAACCCGTATATTTAGAATTCGCCAGTCTAGTCACCTTGAGACCTCAAAGACACCACGATAGTAAGGATGAATATGGTATTGACTATGTGACGGCAACCGCTGTAGTTTCGGGTGGGTTTCTCACGGGTTTAAAAAACACGGTATCGTCGTCGGGCTTTATCGGCTATAGATTGACCGATGTATTTGAAGTAAAACCAAGCGAAGATCGTACACTTCTTTCTCCTGCAAGAGTATTGGTAAATGAAATAAACGCAATTAATGGTACATATTATACTGATGGCTCAATGGAGTTGATTGCTATAGGAGCATCCCCAAAAGCAAATGGGGCTACAGTGGATATATCTGTCAATGAAGATGATAATCAGGCAATAATTACCGCCACCATAACTCCCGAACAACGTCTTACTATGGGGGACGGATTTAGGGTAGGTGATTTATTTTTAGTAGACGGGGGCTCACAAAATGGTATAATTAAAGTATCCAGTATTGGTCCTGACCGGATCTGACCATACGGGCGTGTGCTTACTTTTGACCTTCCTAATTTGGGAACTATTAGTAGCCTCAGTGGGGCAAATCTTAGTATTTTAGATCCTGGTTCACCAGGGGACTATACTAACGGTGAAAATGTATTTTTAGAATTCGCCACTCCAGACCCACAGAGACAACAATATGCGGAGGGAACTAACTTGTATGGTATCAACTATGTAACGGCAACCGCCACTGTAAATGCTGGTGGAGTATTAACTGGTCTAACCAGAACGGGAAATCCTCAACCTGGATATGACGCAAATGATATATTTGCGGTGACAAAAGCAGGTGGAACTTTTGCGACTGCTTTAGTTATGGTAAATGGACCTACTGCTATTGGCGAGATTAATGGTACAGGGTATGTTGATAATGTGCTTACAGGTATTAAGGCTATAACTCAAATTGCAGGAGGTGAAGACCCAACCGCATTTGGGGCTGAGGTGTTTATAAATATTGTTCCATTGAGTTTTGGAATACTAAGCGACGCAGAAATTACACCTGCGGAATCTGACATTATGAGTACCTTAAATGGGGTATTTTCGGTAGGTGATTTATTTTTAGTAGACGGGGGCACACAAAATGGTATTATTAGAGTAGCCAGTATTACACCATAACCACCAAAAGGCGACCAATTTTATTTTAAAAATTGGAATAATGATTTAGGCTTTGATTTAATTGCTGAACCTGTGCCATTAAGCCCTGAACCACCCACTGGGTGGACACATACCGTAACTCTTGATACGGAAGACTGGTATTTAAAAGTTCATGAAGATGCGGCATTTGTAATGAGCAAAAATATTAATAATAGTATTTATGATGGAGCGGGAAATGAATGGTTTAAAGACCCGTAGTAGGCGACCAATTTTATTTTAAAAGTTGGAATAATGAGTTAGTCCTTGATTTAATTGCTGCACCTGTTGCATTAAGCCCTGAAGCACCCGATGGGTGGACACATACTGTAAATCTTGACGGAGAAGTGTGGTATATAGCGGTTCATGAAGATGCGGCATTTGTAATGAGCCAAAATCTTAATAATAGTATTTATGATGGAGAGGGAAATGAATGGTTTAAAGATATTGCTGATACAACGGAACTGGCGCAGGTAAACCGTTTAATACATCATGTTCTTGGCAGAGGGTTAGGTTTGGAGATGATCCAGCCCACTCAGATATACTACTATATTTTTAACCACTGATGCGGGAGAAACTACCTCATCTGTTCCTCTGTCTTTTTTTAAGACCGTCGTCAGCCCCTTAAAACTCAGGCGACCCTGTAAAGGCAGGCGTGCTTTGTTTAGAAACGCCTAAAATGCCTCCTTCATTTAATTTGGTAAGTAAAAAGATGCCTAAATAAGAACTGCAAAAAACCATGACCAGGTCCTTCATTTGTGATTTGATGGTTTTAGGTTCCTTGGATATAAATTTAGAATCCACAAATTTAAACAAGAAAAATAAAATGCTAGAACTGATCGCTATGTATAATGGGTCCATTATACATAGAAAATAAATAGTAAAAGACGATTTTAACGTAATGTAATGATATCATCTAAAAGAGGAGGCGTTTCTACTTTTAGTTCGATGGGAGATGCATCTAAGATTTGAATTTTATCACTGGCAGCCTCGGCAGCCTCTTCCGCCTCCTCCTCAGCTTTGCGTTGCTCTGCGCGTAATTCTGCTATATTCTCTAATCTCTCTATTGTTTTGGGCGCGACAATCTCCTCTTCCTTCTTATCAATAGATATCGCATTATCTACATCATTAAATTTAATGGCTGCCGTTTTTTCCGCCACATCCACCGCTATTTTTTCAGCAACCGCCGGAGACAACTCTTTTATATCTAACTTAATCTCTTCATTTGAATCTGGTTTCATCTTTATCAAGGCTGGTTTCATTTCTTCTACTAAGGTTAATGAATTATTGGGAATTTCTCTCAAATCAGGTAACGATTTCGGCGCTTCCAACTTAGGCAAGTCCTCCGCCACAATAATCTCATCTTCCGTCGTTTCTTCCAGATAATTTTGCAAGATTTGTTCAATGGGAATAGATTCTCTAATTGCATTTAAGGTACTCTCCTTAACAATTAATTCTAACTCTCTATTATTTTTTTGTTTCTCTAAAGGAGAGATTTCTATCTCAAATAGATAAATATTAGTGTATAATTTCCTCGCTACCAACGTATATATTTTATGAATAAAAGACTCCAATTTAGGTATACTAATGTCAATCTGCTTCTGCTTTTGTCCAACTCTAACACTAGTTAACGCCTTTAATTGCACTATATGCACACAAGTAATTAAATCCTCTAAATAACTACAACGGCTACTTTCGGCAATGCGCTTTACTTCGGTTTCAACCGTTTCTTGATTCCATTTGGGTATTCTGCTTAAGAAGTTTTGGAAAGTCATTAGATATTTTTCGTCTTCTTCATTTTCCACGCATAATTCATATGCTTCTTTAAACATGGAATTAAATCCATCAATAACATGAGGATTAACAATATTTACTAATCGGGCCGACCATTCATTTCTAGCTTCATTCAAATTTCCTAAATTAAAATCATCCATATTTAAAATAGTAACATATTTTCTATTTGAACAGTGGAACGAAAATAATATAATAGTAGAAGCATTCTAATTAAAAACAACTCGGACCGAAATTCCATACAAATGGTATTAAAAGCGAGTAATATTTTGTATTTATCTAGAGGATTCATTTTTAGTTTTTTTACCGAGTTGACCACATCTATTGCTGTGTAGCCTTTATTATATAACGTTTCGGATACTATAAATACTTTTTCTAAATGTAACGGTTTAGGTAATTTATGAAGTTTATTATTCAGATAAGAGAGGCGTTTATCAAAGTATTCGTGGGAAACAGCATGAAGTTTATTATAGAGGTTAGTAGGCACCTTATCAATAATTGGAAAAGGAACATATATTTGATTAAACCTAGATAATATGGGTTTTAATAGTAAATCTTTATTTTCCACCACTAAAATAAACCGGGTGGTTTTACTAAATATTTCAATGCATCGTCTCATGGCAGATTGCGCGTCCATTGTTAGCTTATCCGCATTATATAGTAGCACGGTTTTGACTAATTTAGAAATGTTCGTGGTTTTAGCGAAATGTTTCACTTCATCTCTTATAAATGTAATTCCCTTACCATACCCACAGTTAGCCGTAAACACGTATAATTCAATTTGTTCGGGCGTTTTATATATACGTTGAATATACCCGGTAACTAATACTCGTTTACCTGACCCGGATGGTCCAGAAACAATTAGATTAGGCAAGGTATTGTCTGTTATAAAAGTATCTAATTGGGATTTAATAGTATCATGAAGATTCATCTTATACAATACATATAAATATCTTTTAATAGGTTTGTAAACTATGTGTATAAGGGTTCTGTTTAAACGCATCTAGCAGGGAACAATCGATTCTCTCTGTATCGGGTTGGGATTGTTTATAAGTTGCCGTATTCATCCTACCTAATGTATTCACGCTCGGTGACGAAGAGAAAACCGTAGGGGCTAAGCCTCTAGCATTACATACTCCACGATTGGTGCACATTTCGGCGTTAATATTGCCATTAAACAGATTATCATTTCCCGATGGCGTATATTCCATTTGCCCCTTATTGACATTATTTCTTTGGTGCATATAGGCGTCTTGTTGAGGCAAGCCTTGGACATTTGAGTTAGGGTTACCGCATTCGCTAACATTGGTGGTATCTCTCTGATTAATGCTTGGTTGGAAGTCTGTCACTTTATATGCTCCTATACCTTCATGTTGGGCCTGAACATTTATATGATTGCCTTCTCCAGTGGTCATTTCTTTAATGGTTGTTTTTGGACGATCTCCGGGATTAATGACATAATATCCGCCAACATGCTGTTGAACATTTCCAGATTCTCTAATATTTCCAATTACATTTTCTTTACGGGAGGGGCGTAGCATATCCAATACTGGCGCCATTACTGAGCCAATGACACTACCGACTATTCCGAATTCAGTCGCATTTTTAGTAGTGACGCGGTTATTCGGTGCGGCATAATAAGAGTCCACATTATTATCATTTTTAGTAGTAGCATGTGCACCGTTTATATAAGCATTTCCAATATAGTCGCTACAATTTTGGGGATTTTTCGCTAAAGCACTATATTTTTCAGGGGCCTTTTGCTTCTGAATATTAGTGGAACCTCCTATGCCATAATGTTCGACATTCGTTTCAGGGCGATTAACATGTCCCATCATCTGAGTAGAATGCGCGGTAGGGGCGATTTCCGACCCGGTAGTGGTAAAAAACCTCTCGGGTCCTAACACATAATCGGTATTTGGTCTATTTTTCTCTATGGTTCCTTCAATTCCGGTGTTTGTAATTTTAGATTGAGCCGGACCCTCTAAACCATTTAATTTACCGACTGTACGGGGATTTGTATCCACGCGTAATTGATCCACCGTTTTAGGCATCCACTCTTTTCTATCTTCCATGCCCGAATTAAATCCTCCAGATCCAGTCGCCGAATATCCTTGCCCTAATCCCGGTCCAACTTGCTGTTCCTGCCATGGTTTCGTATTATTGTGTGCGTTACCTAATACCTGCCGCTCTTGGTAAAAATCACTTGAATCGGGGGCACCATGCGCCCACTGGACGTTATCTTCCGGTTTAAACAGAGGAGCCTGCTCTTTCTTACTATTATCTTGACTTCCCGCTCCTGTATAACTGTCTAACAGCGTTTGTGAATGATTTTCTATATTTATACCCTTTACACTACTTCCGAAAAAAGGAACCATATTATTATGCTTAAACTTACTTATATCAGTTGGATTTATCACTGGATCCGACATTACTATTTCATTTGGAGCATTGTGTTTTCGTAAAAACTTATCCGTTGTTTGATTTGGGTGGTCGTATTTTTGGATATAGTCATCCTCTGATTTGCGTACCACCGGATCAAATACAGGGAAGGTTTGAGGTTGTAATTTTTCGGTAAATCCTTCTCTGGCTTTTTTCTCTTCCGCAATAACATATAAGCCGCCTAATCCGACAAGTGCTACAACTAAGGCATCCATATATATATATTATAAATGATATAATATATTACTAAACTTTACAAGAATCATAATTATCTTTTTCTATAATGCGGGTGCTAATGTTATTATAGAATGGTTTCTCTATATGCGCCTGGGGATCTAATGGCAAATAGTTCCATCTATTATTTGGCAATTCCCTAAATATCCAAGCCGGTGCGGTTGCTCGGGACTGCTCCACATACGGATTCGTCGTTTTATAATGTAATCCACAAGAGGAGGGCACATGTCGGGCATAATTATTTTGCACTAAACAATCTTTCGTTAAAAGCCGTGTCATGCCTTTTAAATCGCTCTCCACATTTATGGTATTATTATGTAGATTAGCCCCCCATTTCTGCAATCTAATATGTGGATCTTCTTCAAACCCAACACAATTACCGGGTCCAGGTACATTCAACATATATCTACCCTCTTCCGTCATTATTTGCATCTCCTTTTCCATCCGGCATTTATCATTCCTAATATTCGTTAATGACATTATATTATATATAGATTATTTTTATAACGGCAATGCACGCTGTGCTCCTTCTACCATTAAAGCACAAGGCATAATTATCTTATTCCTATCAAAAAAACTAATATCCTTTAAATGATGTATCGTTGCTAAAGGTGGCGTATATCCTTTTACTAAATTACTACTACCTATACCGAATAGTTGCGACTCTATCTCTATCGGATTCTTGGATAATCGGTTCCTATCCATTCTGCTTGGTGGTGCGGAACCCCCATCCGGTATAGATGATAAATAAGGCGTACCAAAGGACCCATGTTTATACATGGATGACTTAAACAGGTGGCTATTAATGGCTGTTTGCATTTTGTAGTTGCCCGGAGTATTATTATTTCTAGTGGAGGTCATATTTAATATAGATATATTATTTTTTCTCCAGCGTCGCATGTAGGTCTAGTAGAGAGAATGTTTCTTTACGATGGAATTTTTGTATCTCTCTATGAAACAACTCTAAATAATCATAAGATAATAAGATTGATATACCTAAATCCCGCTCTACATCATACGATAATAAATGCTTTCCAGTGAGTTCTTTTAATAATTCCATCCAGTCATTATTATCTTTCATAGTGGCAAATAGTTCGTCCATTGTCTGCGAAATAATACACCCGTCATACTCGGTTAGATTAAAGAGGGAGAGAAAGGCGGCTTGATAGGAATCATCATCATTATAAGTAATATCTATATTATATTGGTACATAATATAGATGTATAGGAGTGTGTTTATACTTATATAGAAGATGGTTTATGGGAGTGTAATTGCTGGTTTTCTTCGTCGCGAATGAGATCTCTAGAGGGTATACCGCCTCTAATCCACCCACTTGCGGCTACTCCTTCTACTAAATTCGCCGGGTTATTTATACTATTTGCTAAAGAAGGAAGCATGGGAGTATATTGATGTTTTAAGTAGGACTTTTCGGAATAACTGGTGGTAGTTTTACGGTTCGATATTTGGTCTCCTTGCATTATTGCCGATTCCATGGCCGGATCTACTGCTCCTCTTCCCAAGTAAGGTACTGTTGCAAATGGTCTCTGGAATAAACTAATACGACATGGAGGACGACTAATAGGATCGTGTTTTAAACCGGAGTTAATATCTATGTTACACCCCCCAACGCCTACTTGATGAGAACCAGTAAAATTAATGGCTGGCTCCGATAAAGCGAAATCTATACCTTGTTTCATATTGCAATCCTTCGCAAAATAATTGGTTAAAGACCACGCAGATTGGTTATTATTTTGCACATTTCTCTCTGTTGTATCACAATTATCATTGCCGATTCTCGCCATATTATGAAAAGCATAATTACTAACCGATGTCATTATATAGGATATATATATATTTTTTTTAACCAGGAATATATTTAAATGCGTCTTTTTCACATGCCAACGCCGATCCCTCTTTACACGACGGCATATCTCCATAACAAAATTCCGCAAACCCTTTCTGGTCATTCGGAATCGTAGTATTCGCCATCGTATGGAAATTTAACATACTCCTGTCGAAATTTATTTCATCTCCTAAATCTTTGAATAATTTTTTACCTAATTCGGGATCATCTTTAAAACTGGTATTAATAATCATTTCTTTGGTATTTTGATTGATGGTTTTTTCTTGCTTTTTCGTGGCGGCTAGAGGCGCCTTATCCCTCGTTGGATTAAATTGAATTTCGGGTAATTGCACGTTACCTAGGGGATTATCCGGTACACTTTTATAGAGAGGTCCTTTGCATGCGTTTGTGAAATTCTCTTTTACATCGGCTTTTTTGTCTTTGGCATAATATAAAAAGGCTATAACTGCTAAAGTAATGATACCTGTAATTAATAGATTAACTGACTTGGTTAAAAATACACCGAGCAAGGTTATGATAAGTATCAAGCGAGAGATGGCATTAAATTTATCATTTTTATTCATATGAGGCATCGGCCATATACTGAAATTAGCAACCAATACATTAGGATCATTTACCCAAAATACATTCTCCATATTTATAGTAGAGACATAAAAGATTTTTAATGTTTAGACTTTTTCTTTTTCTTCTTTCTTTTCTTTTTCGGCGCCAACGTATCCATATTCAATAATTCGTTCATCATTTTATCGGCTGCTTCTTGTGCTTTCGCTAATGCTTCCTCCATAGATGCTCCTTCTGGACCACCAACCCCTTCACCCGCCTCCCCATTCGTCCCCTTCGCCCCAGCCGCCTCTTTCGCAGCCTTCTTCTTATTCATTCTCTCCCTCATCTGCATCATATTCATTTGCTGCTTCATCTTTTGTTGAAACCCCGCAGTATTTCCCATACCCCCCATCATATCCTTGAAATTACCCATACCTGGCATATCCTTCATCTTATCCACTAATTCTGCCGCCTCCGCCATTAATTCCGACTCCTTTAAATCTCCACTCTTTAATTTTCTGTCCAATTTGGTTCCTATATTCTTTACTAAATCCATTAACTGCTTAGGATTCGTAAATAACTTTTTAAAAATATCATCCACCTTTGTAGCATCCTTAATATCTAACTCTTCCGCCGTTTCTTCCGCTATCTCCTTCGCTAAACGACCTAATTTTCCATCTAATATACCACTAATATGATCA